AGACGTAAAAAATGGGCGCGTTATTTTCGGCGATATCTTTTTTTTAGTGCACCTGAAAGGGGATCGGTGCGCAGGTCGGGAAGTGAAGAAGCATGGGACGGCGCAAGGATGATCCGCTTCTGCAGGCGGCCAAAGGCTTCCCCGGGCGCCGAAAAGGCAAGGTAGAAGCCGAAATGGATGCGGCGGCAGCTGCTGCCGAGGCAATGCCGTCGACAAGCGACAATCCCTTTCCGCTCCCGGAGATTTTCAGGCGGTCGCCAGCCTATTGGAAGCGAGCGATCGCAATCTGGAATGAGAAGTCGGAAGTGCTGAAGTCCTCGGGGCGCCGCCGTCCTGGCTATCGCTCGACGCTCACCCGATACTGCATGTGGTCGCAGTTTTTTTTCGCCGCTGGCGAGCAGCTGCGGAAGGATCTTCCCAATGGTGGAGCCACGGTGAAAGTCAAGAAGGGCGACGGGGAGTTTGTTTATCGCTCTCATCCGAACATCGATTTTATGGCCAAGGCGGAAACAGCGCTTCGCCTGCTCGATGCGGAATTCGGGTTCACACCGGTGCGTGACAATGACCTGATGAAGGTCGAGAGCTTCAACGCGGGGCAGGGCAAGTTGCCGCTCGGCGGCGCGCACCCTGCATCAAAGCAAACAGGACCGGGCGAAGAGACTGCCGAGAGTGATCCGATGGACCTCATGAATGCGGCTGACAGTGCGCCGCCCGGCGCATCGATCCAGTAGGAGCGGGAATGGCCGCGCGTTACCCGCAGGCCAAGCCATATCCGGATTGGCTGGCCGCTGTCGCCGATGATCCAACCTATGCCTGGGCGATCTCAGGATGGAAGCGTGCTGCTGCTGTCGAGGGTGCATGGTTCGACCATGCAAAATCCGACAAGGTGGTGGCGCGCTGGCCGGAAATATTCCGGCTCACCAATGACCGCTTCAAGGGCGTGTCGTTTCGGCTGGTGAAGTGGCAGGACATCTGTGTTCGTCTCCTGGTCGGCTGGAAAAAGCCGGTCGAGGTCATCGATCCATACACGCATTTGCCGTCGGTCGAGCATGTGCGCGTGTTTCGCCGGCTGGATCTCTGGATCCCGCGCAAGAACGGCAAGTCTGAGTTTCTGGCCGCGCTCGGCGTGCTGTTTTTTGTGCTGGAGCGCGTCAACGGTGCCGAGGGCTACGTCTTCGGGAGAAACGAAGATCAGGGGCGCGTCCCCTTCGGCAAGATGCAGGACATCATACGCGAGGCGAATGGCCTTGCGGAAGACGCGCATGGAAACCAGCGCATCGCGATGTTCGACAAGAGCATCTTCCTTCGCGAGACCGCATCGACCTTGGCGCTTTTGACCGGTGCCCCGGACGGAAAACATGGGCGCTCGCCGACTGTCATCGTCGGCGACGAGATCCACGAATGGAAGACGCGCGAGCTTGCCGACACCTTGCGGCAAGGAACCGGCGCCCGGCTCCAGCCGATCGAGCTTTACGCGTCGACGGCGGGTCGCAAGCAAAACCGCACCGGATTCGAATGGTTCGAGGAGTCCATGGCGATCATGCGGGGGGATCTCGAAGACCCCACGACACTGGTTGTATACTTCGGCATCGACGAAGAGGACGATTGGAACGATGAGGCGGTGTGGCGCAAAGCAAATCCCAGCCTCGGCTTGACGCCGACGCTGGATTACCTGCGGACCGAGCATAAGAAGGCGAAGGGCAGACCAGCACAGGAGGCGATTTTCCAGTGCTACCACCTCAACCGGTGGGTCGATCAGGTGTCCGGATGGATACCCCGCTCAAAGTGGGCAGCGTGCACCGAAGATGCGACGAGCTGGACGCGGCTGTATGCCGAGCACAAGGGCCGCAAAGCCTATCTCGCCTGTGATGTCTCTTCGACCCGAGACCTGACAGCCTTGCTGGTGGTGTTGCCACCTGGCGATGAACATGAGCGGTGGGTGTTCATACCGTTGTTCTGGGTGCCAGAGGACACGCTCGACGAGCGTGCCGAGCAGGACAAGCGGGTGAACTGGAAGAAATGGGTCGCAGACGGCGCACTGTTCACCACTCCGGGAGACAGCGTCGATCAGACCTTCGTGCAGCGCGCGATCTCGGACGCCTGCGAGAACTTCGACGTGCTCGCTTGGGGCTTTGACCCCTGGAACGCTCGAAAGCTCGCAGGCGACCTTCAGATCGACGGCATGGATGCCGAGCTGCAGATTGAAATGCGGCAGGGCCATCAGACCTTGGGGGGCCCGACAAAGGAATTCGAGCGGCTCGTGTTCGCGGGCAAGGTCGAACATGGCGGACACCCGGTGCTCACCTGGATGGCCGGTCACTGCACGGTGCGCTTCGACGTGAACCTGAACTATGTGCCGGACAAGAAAAACTCGCTCGACAAGATCGACGGCATTGTTGCGGCCGTCATGGGCGTCGGGCTTGCCATGGTGGCGGAAGAAACCCACGACGGCGCAATCGAGGTGCTCTGAATGAACATGCTTCGCCGCCTTATGGGCTTCGGAACGCCCAAGGCTTCGACACAGGAGAAGGGTCCAGGTCGCGCGTATTCACCGACCGATCCGGTATTCCTTGCCGAGATCCGGCGCCAATTGACCGGCGGACTTTCCGTCGAGGCTATGCGCAATGGTGCCATCAACCGAGCCGTCCGTCTCCACTGTGAGACCTTGGCAATGTTGCCGCTGCACCTGATGCATGCGGACGATCAGAAAGGGAAGGCCACCGAACATCCGGCTTTCCGGGTTTTGCATCGCCAGCCCAACAATTGGCAGACGCCTTACGAATTCAAGCGGCTTATGCAGTACATGATGCTCAAGCGTGGGACTGCCTACGCACAGATTGTGCGTTCTCGCGATCGTGTCCTTCAACTGCAGCCGCTGGCGAAGTTTCGGGTTGAGCCGAAGCAAAATTCCGACTGGTCGATCACGTATGAACTGACGTCAGCCAACGGCGTTCGTTCAACGCTGAAGCAGAACCAAGTGCTGGCGATCCGTGATATCGACACTGAAGACGGCGTCCAGGGGCAGTCTCGCATAGATCAGGCTCAAGATGCCGTGAACATGACTGCCTCGATCAAGCGTGCGGTCCAGAAACTTTTTGATAACGGTATGCATGTCGGTGGCAGCATCGAGTCATCCACGAAACTCGGTAAGGAAGCCCGCGATGCCGTGCGCGAGTCCATGGACCGGCTCAAGGGTGCAGAGAGAGCGGGCGAATGGCTTCTGCTTGATGGCTTCACGGCGAAGCCCTTTGACAGCACTCTGTCTGACAATCAGCAGGTCGAGAACCTTGCGTGGCAGATTCAGGAAATCGGGCGGATCTTTGCTGTTCCTCGTCCTCTTTTGATGCTGGACGATACGACCTGGGGCAGCGGCATCGAGGCACTCGGCCAGTTCTTCGTCACCTATGGCCTCGCGCCGATCTTCGTCAACTGGGAGCAGTCTGTCAGCCGTGATCTGCTGACCGAGGAAGAGCAGGGCCTTTACTCACCGAAGTTCAACGAAGGCGCGCTTCTGCGTGGCTCTCTGAAAGACCAGGCGGAAGTCTTCGCAAAAGCCCTTGGTTCAGGTGGCCATGAACCTTGGATGACCGTGGACGAGGTTCGCGAGAAATCCGACCTCGCGGCCAAGGGTCGTGACGATCTGCCGGCACGGGCCGGCGCAAAGACAGGAGATAGCAATGTCGCTCCGACAGCTGCCTGAAGGCAAGACTTTCCAGCGTCCGCAGAACTTTCAGTGGGACGCTCCGTGCGACGTTCTTGCGAGCTGGGCGGATAGCCCACGCGCTGCTGATAGCGCTGGTGACAACGTAATCTCGATCTTCGACGTCATCGGCGAGGACTGGTGGACCGGTGGCGGTTTCACCGCAAAGCGCACATCGGCCGCGCTACGGGCGATCGGCGATCGCGACATTCGGGTGCAGATCAATTCCCCGGGCGGCGATATGTTCGAAGGCATCGCCATCTACAACATGCTCCGCGCTCACAAGGGCAAGGTGACGGTCGAGGTCATGGGGTGGGCTGCCAGTGCTGCTTCAATCATCGCAATGGCGGGTGATGAGATCGTGATGGGTCTCGGTTCCTTCATGATGGTCCACAATGCCTGGGGAATGGTTGTCGGAAACCGGCACGATCTTGCAGAGGCAGCTAAGCTCTTCGAGGGCTTCGATTCCGCCATTGTCGATATCTATGAGGCGCGCAGCGGTGTCGCCCGAAAGGATATCGTCAAGCTTATGGATGCTGAGACATTCATGGGGGCATCTGATGCGGTCGTGAACAAGTTTGCCGACCGTGTCGACGAAGGGCTGAAGCTTGATCAGCCTGCACAAAATAGTGCTGCCGATGACCAGATCCGCGCAAAGCGTCGGATCGAAGCAGCCTTGGCACATAACGGCATTCCGAAAGCGGAGCGCCGGAGACTGATATCTGAACTCACGGGTGGCATGTCTCGCGCTGCCTCCCAAGATGCCGGTGGCACGTCTCGCGCTGCCCCGGAGACCATGTCTGGCGCTGGTCAATCCGCTGCGCTCACGCGCGAACTCATCGATATTTTCAAGATCTAGGAGATCTAACATGAAGATCGCACTCTTCGGCGCTGCCTGCGCCGTCATCTGCGCTTGCGCGCTCGTATTCCTCACCGGTGGTATGCCCGCAGCAAAGCATGCCGTTTTGGTCTTCGCAGAGCCGTTCAGCCTGCAGCATATGGCCATGATCGCCGCGCCCGCGCTCACTCCGCGCGCTCGTGGCCTGTTTTCTGCACGCGCTGAAGGCGATGCCAATGCACTTTTTGCCGAGCTGAAGCAGACGGTCCAGGCGTTCAAGGATGCTCATGAGCAGGAGCTGCAGGGCATCAAGGCGAAATTCGCCGACGTTGTCTCGGCCGAAAAGGTCGATCGTATCAACAACGAAATCACGCAGCTGCAGAAGGCTCTGGACGATCTGAACGCCTTCAAGGCTTCGACCGAGATCGGTGGTGGCGGCGGCAATTCTGCCGATCCCGCTCAGCGCGAGCACAGCCAGGCTTTCAACAAGTGGTTCCGCAAGGGCGTCGACAACGGTCTTGCAGACCTCGAAGTCAAAGCGGCTCTGACCACTCAGTCCGACCCGGACGGCGGCTTTCTGGTTCCCAAGGAAGTCGAGACCCAGATCGACCGCGTGCTCGGCACGGTCTCGGTCATGCGCCAGCTCGCCACGGTGATGCCGATCGGAACTGACACCTATCAGAAGTTCGTCAGCATGGGTGGCGCCGGCGCCGGCTGGGTTGGTGAAGAGGAATCGCGCCCCGAAACCTCGACGCCGACAATTCGTGACATCGTCATCACCGTGATGGAGATGTACGCCAACCCGTTCACCACGCAGAAGATGCTCGACGACGGCATCATCGACATTGCCGCTTGGCTGGCCGACGAAGTGCAGACCACCTTCTCTGAACTGGAAGGTGCAGCCTTCATTTCGGGTAGCGGCGTCAAGAAGCCACGCGGCCTTCTAGCCTATGACACTGTTGCCAATGCGTCCCATACCTGGGGCAAGTTGGGCTTCGTGGTGTCAGGCGGCGCTGCGGACTTCGCTGCGGAAGATCCGACCGATGCACTGATCGAAGTCTATTATGCCCTGAAGCAGCAGATGCGGAACAATGCGTCCTGGCTGATGAATGATCAGGTCATGGGCAAGGTCCGTAAGTTCAAGGATGGTGACGGCAACTACATCTGGGCAGCGCCTTCCGCTGCGGCCGAGGTTCCGACCGTCCTGGGCAAGCCGGTTTATACGGACGACAACATGCCGGCTGTCGGCGCCAATGCCTTCCCGATCGCTTTCGGTGATTTCCGCCGGGGCTACATGATCGCCGACCGTACCGGGATCCGCGTCCTGCGTGATCCCTACACCAACAAGCCGAAGGTCGGTTTCTACACGACCAAGCGTGTGGGCGGCGGCGTCACCAACTTCGAAGCGATCAAGCTGCTGAAGATCTCCAACTGAGGCCACTGCCTCGTGCGTTTCAGCCCGGCGCGCTGCGCCGGGTACCTGACGTTTCAATCGAGAAAGGATCGGTCCCATGAAGGATCTTCATTCGCATATCTCGCTGGTCACTGCGATCGGTGCTGCGGTTCTCACTGCTGACAATACACCAGCCGCCATTGACCTGCAGGGTTACCAGTCTGCGGAAATCGCACTCGCGATCGGCGCCGGCGGCATCACGTTCTCCGACACGAACAAGATCGAGTTCAAGCTCACCCATTCAGACGACGATGTAACCTATACCGATGTCACGACCGCCGACATGCTCGGCGTCGCGGTGGCCTCAGGGGGCATCATCAAGTCTCTGGTTGCCTCTCACGCTGCCGCCGCGAGCTATCGCTACGGTTACAAGGGCGGCAAGCGTTACCTCAAGCTGCTCGCCGACTTTTCCGGTACGCACGGAACCGGCACGCCGATCGCTGCCATGGTCATCAAGGGTCACGGCGCAGAGAATCCGCAGGCCAATCAAGCCTGATCCGTTGCGCGCTCAACCACCGCTCTTTCAGGTCGACTGCGGGTCGATCTGAAAGAGGGCTTTGAAGGATGAATAAAATGGAAGCTGTTGTCGTAGAGGCTTTCCCTGGACGCCCGGATCATGAAGTGATGACGCGGTGCATCAACGTCGGGGAGACGATCACCGGGGATCTGGCGCGCGTTGCCGTTCGCGAGGGGTGGGCCGAGGTCAAGGAAGTCGAAGATGAAGACCGCCGTGAGGAAGGCGACGGTCTCGATACGAAAACTGTCAAGGAGCTGACGGCGATCGCAGCCGAGCGCCAGGTAGATCTCGGCTCGGCTAGCAAAAAGGCTGACATTCTCGCGGCTCTCCGCGCGGCTGTCGTCGAGGAATGAACTAGAGATGATGCTGCGCCCGATCAGAACCGTCGCACCTGCCGTCAGGATTATCAGCAAGGAAGAGGCCAAGGCGCATCTGCGCGTGGACGGCGACCTTGAAGATGATCTGATCGAGGCGCTTGTCCTGGCTGCCGAAAGCCGCTTGGACGGATGGGCGGGACTGCTCGGGCGCTGCATGATCAATCAGACGTGGGTCGCATCCTTTCGCGACTTCACTTCGTCGTGGATGGTGCTGCCGTTTCCTGATGTTTCCAGCGCTGTCGTGAAGTACTTCGACTCCGATGGTGATGAGCAAGAGATTGAAGAGGCTGACTTCAGACTGATCGAGACGGCCACCACCACTGCAATCGAATGGCGTGATGGCTATGGCTTACCGTCTGTCTCGGTTCGATCCGACGCTGTCAGGGTCGAGTTGGTTGCAGGCTTCGGTCCTGTAGCCACAGACGTGCCTGAGGCTATCCGCCACGCAATCAAGCTGCTGGTCGGCGGCTGGTATGAAAATCGCGAGGAAAGCGTCATCGGCGTTTCTGTCTCGTCACTCCCTGTATCGCTTGCCGCCGAGTCGCTGATCGCTCCTTATCGTCGAGGCGGGCTCTGATGAGGGCGGGCAAGCTCGACCGCCGCGTCAAGATCCTGCGAGAGCAGCAGACCGGCACCAACGGGTTCAATGAGCCTGTTCTGGATTGGGTTGAAGTCGCTGAGGTGTGGGCTCAGCAGCGACCGGAACGTGGCAGCGAGCGCTTGGCAGCAGCTCAACTTGGCGGCGTTTCGATCATGACGTTTCACATTCGCTATCGCGGCGATCTCTCGACGAAGGATCGGCTGGAATACGAAGGCACGATCTATGAAATCGTCGCTCCTCCGCGCGAGCTCGGCCGCCGTGTCGTGACTGAAGTCGATGCTGCAGCGCTGAAGGATTGACCATGGCAGGCAGCAAGGTCTCGCTGGAGGGGTTCTCGGATCTCGACAAGACGCTCGGGGAATTCACAAAAGCCACGGCTAAGGGTGTCTTGCGGCGCGTGCTGCTAAAGGCTGGTCAGCCGATGGCGGACACGATGAAGGCACTGGCGCCGGATGATCCGGGGACCGGCGGCGGGGATCTTAAAAGCTCGATCGCCGTGTCGACTAAGCTGTCGAAACGGCAGGCGAAGTCGCACCGCCGGAAGATGAAAAACGAGAAGGCGTTTGCCGAGGCCTTCGTCGGACCGGGTCCGGATCCAGCCGCGTGGAACCAGGAGTTCGGCAACGTCAATCACGGGCCGCAGGCCTTTGCTCGGCCGGCCTGGGACCAGAAGCAGCGCGAGACGCTCGACATCATCAAGAGCGAGCTTGCGACCGAAATCGAAAAGACGGCCAAGCGCCAGGCGCGCCGAGCGGCGCGGGCACGGTAACGGGATCATCATGGAAGAAGACCTGACCACGCTGATGGCGTCGATCGCCGCCGGCCGGCGCTATTGGGGGCGCGCACCCCAGGACACGGCGCGGCCTTACGTGATCCTGAACGTGATCGACACGACGCGTGGTTACACGATGAAGCGCCAGGACGGGCTTATCCAGTCGCGTGTGCAGGCCGATGTTTATGCCGACAGCTATTCGAGCGCCAAGAGCGTGGCGCGCAGCATCAACGCCCTGCTTTCCGGATATCGGGGCGGCAAGTTTCAGGGGGTGTTCGTCGACAGCGAACGCGATCTTCCAGCGGAAACGGCAGGGTCGGTCACTCCTCTCTTCCGGATCTCACTCGATCTCATGATTCACTATGGAGAACTGCCATGACTGACGCCATGATCGGCTACAACACGAAATACGAGGTATGGGACAGCACGGCGGGCCCCGCCGCGTTCGTCGAGGTCGCCGAGGTCATCACCGTGACGCCCGGCGAAGCTTCAACAGACCGCGTCGAGGCGACGCATATGCAGAGCCCCGGTCGTCGGCGCGAGTATATCTCCGGCCTCATCGACAGCGGCGAAGCCAGCCTGGAAATCAACTGGGTTCCCGGCTCTCCCACGGACGAGCTGCTTCGCCGTCTGTTCAACAGCGGCGCGACCGAGCAGCATCGCATCACGTTCCCGAACGGCGCGCGGGTTACCTTCGAGGCGCAGATCACCGGTTTCTCCAAGGCCGTGCCGATCGATGACCGCATGACGGCGACAATCACCGTTTCCGTCTCCGGTGATGAGACCTGGGATGAGGCAGACTGATG